TATTCAGCTTCTAAAGCTGCCGCAGAAGAATTTTGTGTTGCGTATGAAAACACATACAAGATGCCTATGATGATTACACATACAATGAATGTGTTTGGTGAACGTCAGACTCCAGAGAAATTTATTCCTTTATGTGTTGACCGTGTTCGTAAGAATGAAAAAATTTACATTCATTCTAACGCAGACAAGACTGAAGCAGGTAGTCGTTTCTATATCCATGCAGCTGATGTTGCAGAAGCTTTATTGTTTCTAATTACAGAGAAACCACAAGCACCTACAGATTACGGCCTTGCAAAATGTGCAAAATTTAATATTGTTGGTAAAGAAGAAGTTGACAATTTAACTCTTGCTAAACTTGTTGCTGAAGCTCAAGGTAAAGAACTAATTTATGAAATGCTTGATTTCCACAATTCAAGACCAGGACATGATTTGCGTTATGCACTAGATGGTAGTCTAATGAGGTCGTTAGGTTGGGAACCGAAGATTGCATTTAGTGAAAGAATTAAACAAGTAAGTGATTGGTACTTACAGAATACAAGGTGGTTGGAACTATGAACGATTGTGAAGTAATTAATGAATGTATTGCATGTGGTAGTACAGAACTTGTTCCTGTTTTGGATTTGGGTTCACAACCATTAGCAAATTCTTACAAAAAAACTAAAGATGAACATGAGAATCATTATCCGTTGGCGATTAATCGTTGCAAACATTGCTTTCATGTACAACTAACGCATCGTGTTAATCCTGATTTAATGTACAAGGATTACTTGTATGTTTCAGGCACAACAAAAACTCAATTAGATTATTTTGATTGGTTTACTAGATTTGCTTCTGAAAAATATGGATCAAAACCAGTTTCTGCTTTAGACATTGGTTGTAATGATGGAAGTCAACTAGACTATTTCAAAAAATATGGTCTATACACTTTTGGTGTGGACCCAGCAGAAAATCTATATGCAACATCATCAAAGAATCATACCATTTCATGTGGATACTTCACAGGAAAAGAATTTGGCAATAAGAAATTTGATATCATTACCTGCCAGAATGCATTTGCACATAACTTCAATCAATTAGAATTATTGGAAAATGTTAGAGAAGTGATGCATGATGATAGTTTATTGTTCGCAACCACATCACAATCTGATATGATTTTGAATGGAGAATTTGATACAATTTACCACGAACATCTTTCTTTCTACAACATTAAATCAATTGATGCCCTATGTAAGAGATCCAATTTGAATTTGGTTGATGTGGTTAAGAGTCCTGTGCATGGAACAAGTTATATCTTTATTATATCAAAATCAAAATCTGCACCTGCACATATTTCAAATCTAATTGATCTTGAGGCACAAAAAGGCCTTTATACAGAAAAGACATATGATGAATATGCTAATAACTGTTTAGAAAATGTTAAACAGTTTGCTTCAATCATTAGAGACATGAGAAACACTGGTGTTCCTGTAGTTGGTTATGGTGCACCTGCAAAAGGTAATACTCTAATGAATTTTGCACAAGAAGGTCCAGATTTTATTATTGATGATAACCCACTCAAACAGGGAATGTTCACACCAGGAAGTTCTGTTCCTATTTTTGGAACTGAATATCTAAAATCTCAATTTGCGGATGTAGATAAGCTTTGCATAATTCCTCTTGCATGGAATTTTTACAATGAAATTAAAATGAGAACAGAGAATATTAGACCTAATAAGAATGATATTTTTGTTCGTTATTTTCCAGAATTTAAGGTTGAATAATGGCGAATCTGATTATATGTCCTGTTGGCATGGAAATGCCACATGATCCAAGATGGAAGAAAGAAGACCATTGGCGTTGGATAAACAATGACCGTGACTATGAAACACTTCTAGTTGTATATAACGATTTTGTTCCAGAACCAGGTTCATATGACCATATGATCCGAAAAAAAGGACATAAATGGCAACTTGTGAAGGAAGTGGCTAAAGATATTCCTGTAGGTAAATATAATTACATTGGTTGTGTCGATGATGACTTGATTACTGGATACCAAGACTTTAACAAAGGTTTACAGTTAGCTCAAACATTTCAATTTCAATACTGGCAACTTTCGATGCCACATGATTCCAGTTTAATTTATCAACCACTATTCAATGATCCTACTTGTGATTTTAGTGAAAGCAATTTCATTGAAATGGGTTCTTGTTTCTTTACAGAAGAAAAATTCAGATTTTTGGTTGAATTCATCGGCCATTGGGATTTGGAAATTGCATGGGGTATTGACAAAACATTCTATGATTTGTTTCAGTGTCCATCACATGTCGTACATTCTGGTATGATTCATCAACCATTTAGAGATAGTTACTACGATAAACAAAAGGCTATGAATGAAATGAATGATTATCTGTATAACAAATATCCATCTATACTCAAACAACACTATGGCCGTCAATCTAATTTTATTGATAGACAAGAAACATTAAGAAAATTTAAAATACAAGCATGAAAAAGTACTTATATTATCACATATACCTGACAGAAGAAACTGGTTGTTGGTATAATCATTTCTTAGAACAAGTGGTTTCAATTATCGATTGCGGTCTTTACGAACACATGGAGAAAATGTATATTGTTTGTATAGGTAAAAAATCTGAAGTTGAAATGTTTACTGGTATATGCAATACATTTGGTAAAATTGAAATACTTGAAAAGATTATTTTAGATGATGATGTGGAAGAAAACCTATCATTACACCATGTTTCAAAAATTGATTATCAAAAGAAAAACATAACTGACGAAACATGGACAATGAAACATTTGCAAGACCATGCGAAGCGTGAAGATGCACAATTTTTATATTTTCATGCCAAAGGAATTACTGTTCCTTGGCGAATGAGAGAAGAAAAAATCTATCAACCATTTGTAAATTATTATTTTTGGAGAAAGTTTCTACAATGGGGTTGTATTGAGAATTGGAAACTCTGTACAGATAAATTACAAGATAACTCTGCTGCAGGTGTCAACTTTGGTACTTGGCCTGTTCCACACTACTCAGGTGGCTTCTGGTGGACAAAATCAGAATATGTTAATAAACTTCCAGACATTAAAGAGAATGATTGGTGGGATGAAATGAGAAGAACCACACCATTAAACACTTTTGATTCTAATAGAAATAAACCAGAAATGTGGATAGGTTCAAAATTCAATAATGATTTTTTCAATATTGTTAGTCACCCTATCATGCCGCCTGTTGGCACATTAGTCCAAAATACATGGCCTAGATATTGTTATGAAGGAATTGTCAAAAAATGAAAAATATATTTTTAGTTACATCATGTATGCAACCAACTTTTGGAGTTATTAATCTGGAAGATAGGTATAAACAAACATTAGAAACATTTGAAAGTATTAGAAATAAGACTGAAGAATCTTTCATTATGTTTACAGACAGTTCTGTGACTCCAATTGAACAGAGTAAAATAGACAACATTAAATCAAAAGTTGACGTTTATTTAGATTTAAGTAAAGACCAGCAAGCGCAACAATTTAATACACATGAACAATTAAAGAGTTTTGGTGAGAACTTTCTTTTATTGTCAAGCATAAATTACTTGAAAAAGGAATATAATTTTGCAAACATGAAAGGTCGTATGTTCAAGCTTGGTGGTCGAAGTAAACTCCAAGATAACTTTAATATGAGAGATTATGACAATACAGAAGGCAAATTCATATTTAAGAAACGTCTGAACAGTTGGATGCCCATAGAAGTACAGACACAATTTGGTTCCACACACATTTTAGAAACCAGAATGTATTCATGGTGTCTTTCACTGGTGGATGAGTATGAACAGATAATTCTCAAGAACTTTGGTACAATGAACAAGGGTTTGGATACTGAACATTGTCATTTTCTCAATGTTCCTAAAGATAAACTGATAGAAGTTGATATGTTGAATGTTGGAACCACTATTGCCCGAACAGGAGATTATATGTTGGATTGATGTTTTTCGTTGATATGTATCTAACCGAATATTTCGAAATGGGATAATATCAACTAAAAAGTTTTATAAATAACTTATGGTAACCAAAGTGTGTTACAATTCTAAAGGCAGTTAATGAAAACTTTTATATCTTTTCTAAAAGAAGAAGCGGAATCAGAAGGTTCGGCTTTAAAGCACATCCATCACGCAGAAGACCGTCCACTAATGCACGGAGCCGAAGGGTTTGAACACGCGCATGGCGCACTCATGCAAGCACACGAACACATGAAGGCGAAGGCTAACAATAGTAATTTGACCATGAAATATGATGGTTCACCTGCAATTGTCTTTGGCCACCATCCAAAAACAGGTAAATTCTTTGTTGCTAGTAAATCCGCATTCAACAAGACACCAAAAATCAATCACACAGAAAAAGATATTGATAGAAACCATGGCCATGCGCCTGGACTTGCATCAAAACTTAAAGCTGCACTAAAACATTTACCTAAAGTGACACCAAAACAAGGTGTATATCAAGGCGATATGATGCATTCTTCAGAGGATTTACACCACCATGACTAAAAAAGTATCGTTTACTCCAAATACAATTACTTACACCGCTAAAGGTGATGAAGCTAAAAAGATTGGTGCATCTAAGGTCGGCGTAGTAGTCCACACAAAATACCATGGTTCAGATATTAGTAATATGTCTGCACACCATGACGTAGACCATCATAATTTTAAACAACATAAAGATATCCAGCATCACGGTGCAGAACATGACACTGCAAAAGTTAATTATCCGGAACATGCTCAGAATGAATTCCATAAACACATGGCGGCCGCAAAAGCAATCCATGATACACACGGTGAAAAAATGTATCCTGCGACTGATAGACACAGAGGCGAGAACACACATCTAACGACATACATCAATAAGACGGTTGACACTGGAGAAGTTCCTAGTGTCTCAGGATTGAAGAATCACATCAAAACTCAACATGCCAAGATGGCAGACAAAGTTAAAACCGATAAAGCCAAACAAGCAAAAATTGATGCTGGCAAAGAACATAACGACCATATTGAGAAAAACAAAGAGCATTATCAGAATCTTTTGACAATGCACCATCATTTAGCACAAGCTAAGAACACTCTAGTTAAACACCTAGAAGGCCATGAAGGTCACTATGAACATCACATTGGTGGTGTAAAATCTAAACCAGAAGGATTTGTGGTTCATCACACACCAGAAGGTGGAAAAACTGAACCAACAAAGCTAGTAAATAGAGCAGAGTTCGCAAGACAAAACAGACTAAAGGTGAGAAAATAATGATAGATTTTCAAAGGAAACTTTATTGGGCAAGAGCCGGTATACCTTTGAATGAAGAAGGTGTACCAATCAATGAAGCAAAAAGTGGTGTAAGTTATAATGATGAACATGCTCATGCCAATATATGGAATCATATGGTCAGCAAAGGGATTGCTCACGATAAACCTGCCATGATGAAAGAATTAGAAAAATCTAAAAAAGATAAAACTCATCCTTTGCATTTCAGTAAAGCTGAAGATAAAGGATTTACTGGCGGCAAAAAAACAAAAGAAGCGGAGCATAGTTACCATACAGAACATGAAACAGCAGTTCATACCATTCACGCTTTAGCAAATCACCCAGACTTCAAAAAAGCAATAAAAGAAAAACATGTAGCAAAAGTTATGGGTGGCGATAGAGGAACTGTTACTGATACGTGGAAAAAACATGGAGCAACTAAAGGTGCAACATCCAAAGCTGATGTTTCAATCCACAATTCAAAAGATAATAACCATGCAGGTATTAGACTTTCAATGAAAAAAGGTGGCGGTTCACAATTAATGTCAGGTGGACCAGAAGAAAATAATGCAGTACATGACCATGCTGCGAGAGAAATGTTAAACAACCATCCAAAATATAAAAATTTACCACAAAAAAAGAAAGATGAAATCCATTCCGGTATTATGAAAGATATGAGTTCGGTGGCTAAACATTTAAATTCTATGAAAACTTCTTCTAGGTCAGAAATGGAACATCATCGTGATATGGCTCAAAAGTCTATGGATGATGCTCACGACAGACATCCTGAATTAAATCATTTTGTAAGAAAAGAAGCTACCACAGGTGAAGGAAAATTTGGAAAAGGTTCAGCTCAGGCAGCTTCACATTTAGTAAAATCTTCAACTGCCGGTAAAGAAGCAAAAGTATCACACGTGGATCAACAAAATTATGAAGGACCTCGTCCTAGAATTGCACTACCTAAGGGTGAAGGAAGATCCGGAAATGTAAAATCGGATGAAAGGGCATAAAAAATGATAGATAGACAAAAGAAACTTTATTGGGAAAGAGCCGGTATAGCTTTAGATGAAGAAGGTTTGCCAATTCTTACTGAAGGTCGCGGCAAAATTTCAGCTTCAGGTGCTGATGCAGATTCTCATATTAAAAAATATTTAATGCCGCATGTGGGTTCAAAAACTCATACCCATACATTAGCTTCCGAACATGATGATTTACCTAAAGGTTCTCATGTAAAAATTCATGGTGTTGAAAAACATTATAATGTTGTTACCGGAAAACATCAAACTCACGTTCATGTTGAAGATGAAGTTGGTAATCACCACACAATGCTTGCTTCAAAACTACACAAGCCAGGTGAAGCTCCAGAAAATAAAGGACATGATTATGAGAACAAATTTGTTGCAAGACTAAAACATCACGGCATTATGCCTCACCACATGTCTGGTGCAGGTTCAACTGGCGGTACCGATTTTGCTGTTGAGAATAAGAAAAAAGGTAAATTTCATGCAGGTTCAGTTTCTGGTGGTTTACTTAACGGTGAAACTAAGAATGGTGTTACTGCCGCAATGGGCCAATTGACAATACACCACACAAAAGAAAAAGGCTGGCATGTTGGCGATGCAGCTAAAAAGAAAAGACCAGAATATGCAAAACATATTGAAAAATCTGGTGTTCTTGCTCACATGAATAAACATGAACCACATCCCGATAAAGCCAGTTCAACTGAATCCGGCCGTGCAAAAACAACTGTAATTAAACATCCAAATTTACATCCCGCAGAAGGTTATTTAAAAGACCACCATGTACATGTATTACAAGTTGGAGGCCACGGTACTTACCGAGTTGGTGAACATGATGAAACTGGCCACGGTTTACCTAAGATTTCAGGTAAAGGTGAATGGAGAATCAGAGAAAAACAAAAAGGCAACAAAACGGCAAGAACCGTTGCTTTTCATCCTGATGGAAAAAAAGGCCTAAACAAGAGTCATGTCGATTTAGACAGTGATGAACATATGGAAAAATTCAAAAAAACTTTGGGCCACACAAACTAAATGAAATCCTTTTTAGAAGTTATACAAGAAAAAGTAACTGGTGAATCTCACCATGTAATGTCCTTTGGCCGGATGAATCCTCCGACTACTGGCCATTTGAAACTTATTGACAAAGTAAAAGAAGTTGCAAAGAAACAAGATGCAGAGCACTCTGTTGTTGTTTCTCATTCACAAGATACAAAGAAAAACCCACTGTCGGCTGCTCAGAAATTAAAACACTTAAAGAGATATTCTCCAGATACAAATTTTGAGGCGTCTTCTAAAGAGAAACCAACATTCTTACAACATGCAGCTGAATTAAATAAAAAAGGTGTAACACATTTACACATGGTCGTTGGTTCTGACCGTGTTAAAGAAATGCACGATAAGTTGCACCAGTACAATGGAACACATCCTGGTGCTCTACATAATTTCAAGAAGATAACTGTTCATTCTGCTGGTCAGAGAGACCCGGACGCTGAAGGAACAGAAGGAATGTCAGGCACCAAGATGCGTGAACATGCCAAGAATAATGATTTAAAATCATTCAGAAAAGGTGTTCCCGCGCATGTACCTGAACACCACGCAAAAGAATTAATGCATGATGTTCGTAAAGGAATGGGACTGCATGAAGATTACAGCTATGGTCGCCATAAAGCAATTTTCGTGACTGGTGGTCCAGGTTCAGGCAAAGACATTATTGTCCGTGAATGTATTGCATCACAAAAGATTGTTGAACATAATTTCTCACAAGTTTTGGATATCTTAAATGATAAACACAAACTTGCAATGAGGTCTATGAATCCAAAATATGAATCAGTAAGAACTCGTGGTCCATTGATTGTTAATGGACCAGCAGACGATTTGGAAAAGATTGGCCGTATCAAAGAAGAATTAGAAGAACTTGGTTATCAAACAATGATGGTGTTTGTTGATACAACAGATAATGTAAGTAAAGAAAGAAACACATTTTTGTCTAAGATGATGATGGAATCTATTCGTCAAGACAAATGGCAGAAAGCACAAGAGAATGCAGAACAACTTACAGAAATGTTTACAGAATTCGTGAGATTTGATAACTCTGGTGACTTGGAATCAAAAGAAGAAGATATTACAGAAACTTACAATCTGACAAAAGAATTTCTATCTTCCAGTTCTATTATAGAATCTCTGCAAAACGGTAATCGTTTCAAAGGTCTCTATGAAAGTTCTAAGACTAAAGTTAAAGTATTAAAAGACAATAACAGTCCTTTCATGCAGTTTCAGAAAAAATTAGGTAAGCAAGATGATGTGCGTGACGGTGATGAAAAGTCAAATAGTACATATGCGTTTAGGACTTATGCGGAAGCTAATTTCAATAAAGACAAAGAAACTGATAAAAAGAAAACTGCATTAACTGCCGGTAGAGTTGGAGATCCAGGCGGCATTGGTCCAACAATGAATGCAAGAAGTGGTGGAGGTTCTAGTTCTGCTGGTGCTGGATTAGGCAATCAAACATATAGTGAAGCAGAAGAATTCGACAATAAGAATGTGACTGCGCCGGGTTTAGATGCTAAACCAAAAAATGTTAATCCAAATCCTTTAGGTGAAAAGAAAAGAATTAAAGGTTTCAAAGAATCTTTATATTCAGGCGATGGAGTTGAAATGGGAGTTGTCGGTGTTATGGGTGGAGCAACAAACAAAGAACCTCTAGTTACACCATCAGATAAATACATAAAATCGGGTATTACGATTAAAAAATCAAAAGAAAAATCAGGAGCAAAATAATGTTTACTAAGAATAGTGTTTCACAATCAATGATAGACGCTGTACAGTCTGTTCTAGCTGAAGATAAAAAATTACTCCTTGAACCTGAAAAGAAAAAAGAAGAACCTCCATTTTTTGGTCCATACAAAAAACCAGCTACAAAACCTGGCCACGGCGATGCTTCTAGAGTTAAACATTTAGCTAAAATGGCTATTCCTAAAGGTGAAGTTAAAGAAGAATTAAAAGGTAACCAAGGCGTGTTGGATAAGAATCACAACGGCAAATTGGACAAAAAAGATTTTGAATTATTAAGAATGAAAAAAGAAGAAGTGAAAGATGAATATGCTCGTAAGGTTGACGCCTACCTAAAAAAGAAACATGCACCAGCACAACCTAAGCCTGAAGAAGATGTGAAAGAAAGCGCAACGCTGGCTGCAGCTGTCATTGGTAGTGCAGCGTTAATGCGTGCTTCTCAAAAATATAAAGACTGGAAAGCTAAAAACGCTTCCAAATCTATGAAAAAAGAAGAAGTTGAATTGGATGAAGCCACAATGACACACATTACATTGGGTAAAAAAGTCAAAAATTCTGATGGCGGTCACAACCAAGATGTTCATTACAAAGGTAAAAAAATAGGTTCTATCGAGTCTTATAAACATAGAACAGGTTTACGCTATGGTAGCGAACATGATGCAACCGGTGATATGGAAGCAGGTTCTAGAAGTCCAGAAGAAGCAATCGATTTTGTCAGAACTTCACATGCCGACCATTTAAAAAGTATGAAAGAAGATTATGAGTTGGATGAAGCCAATACGGAATCTAAAAAAGAATTCTTAGCTCGTCAGGCAAGACTGGCGGCCGCAAGTGCTGAAACTGCAAAAGATCCGGAAAGATTAAAAAGAATGATGAAAATTCCTGGATATGCTGATGCAATGGGGTTGGCTAAAAAAACAACTACAAAAGAAGAAGTTGAAGAATTGGATGAATTATCTAAATCTACTCTTGGTTCTTATGCCAAGAAAGCATCCCGTGATGCTGTAATTACTCGTAAAATTGGCGCAGACTTTGAAAATAGGGCTGACAGAGCAAGAAGTCCAGGTATGAAGGCGGGAAGTCAAGCAATGTCGCAAAAGTATAAAGAAAAATCTTGGAAGCGCAGAGATGGCGTTGACAAAGCAGTTGACCGTTTGACAAAAGAAGAAGTTGAATTGGATGAAGCAATCAATGACAACATGCATCCAGCTGGTGTTGCTCTTTTGAAGCACATTAAGCCAGAACACCACAACCTATACAAACCACATTTGACTACAGATGTATTCAATGGTTCGTTCAGAGACCGTCATGACGTTTTAACTGCCGCTAAACAAGCTGGTCACCTAAATGAAGATATTGGTGCAATGCAAAGTGTTGTTGGTGAAAACAAAGGCAAAAAACCTATAAGAGTTGACACACTTAAAGGTCCTACAATTTCTAATGATCCGGAAGTTAGAATTGCAAATGCACATTTTAGCGGTAAAGCAGCAACATTAAAAGCTGAAGGCAAAGGCACAGATACTGCTGTACCTTTTGTTACAGATTCTGTGACACACAGAGAAATCAATAAAGCTGTTAAACCGACATTCAAGAAAATCAAAGAAATGTTAGGCAAAACAGGAACTTCAGAAGAAAAAAATGAAAAGTAAAAAAGATGTTATCAGAGATGTTGTAAAACCAGCATCTATTTCACCCCGTAGTAGTTTTACTGACCCAAATGAACCCTGGTCAGCAAAGGCTAACGTGGCTGAAAACATCACATCTAAACGTTCAAATCTATTACAACAATTTTATAAATCTAAAGGTTGGAATGTTAATTACATTTCCAAAAACAAAAAAGTGTCACAATCTAAAACTGGCGATTTTATCAAATGGAAAAGAGACCATGGAATTTATGAAGAAGATCAAATTGATGAAGTCTCAAATGAATTACTAGGCCGTTATAAAACTGCTGCTGGCCAACAAGCTTCTAATCTAGACAAAGCTGGCGGTAGAGAAAACATTCAGAAGGCTAACAAGCGTTTCTCTGGTATCGTCAAGGCAACCAAGAAACAGTTTGCAAATGATGAGAAGCCTGTGGCGGAAGGCTCGGAAGATAAAGGCGAATACGATTATGAAGGCGCCATGGCAAAAACACAACTACAAACAATTTGTAGAAATGCTGAAGCATTACAAGATATGTTGAAGGATGATGAGAATCTTCCAGAATGGGTACAAGCAAAAATTACAAAGGCAGAAGATTATATTACAACATCATTGGATTATATGAAATCTACTGATGAGTTGGAAGAACAAATTAGTTTAGATGAAGTTTTATCTAAAAACTCAACTGCTTATAATTTTATCCACGATTTTGTTCATTCAGATAACCCAAAGTTTGATGGCAAGTCCAAAGCACAGCGTATGAAAATGGCTCTTGCGGCTTATTATGCAATGTTAAAAAGAAGTAGAAATGAAGAAGTTGAACCTATTGAAGAATTGAATAAAGATACTTTACATTCTTATGTTAATAAGTCTGAAAAAGACCAAGATAAACAATTTACAACAATTGGTAAAGCTTTAAAAAATAATGATTCAAAATCTGGAAATGCTGCTGGTCACAAATTTACAAGAAGAAGTCTTGGTATTAATAGAGCAGAAAAACGCCTAGAACAAGAAAGTGTTGGTGACCCACAAGCTGCAACACAATCACCAGCCGATGGAGCAAATGGTGGAGAAGAAGTTGCACCACGCAAGACCACAAAAAAGATTGTCAAAGAATTCTACGCAACTGCTCGTCAAGTGCAGGAAGACTTATATGATTGGGAAAAAGACGATAAAGCTGCAAAGCCTTATGGTAAAAAGCCATCAGTTAAAAAATATGATGGTGTAGAAAACATAGGTGATAATAAGCCAAATGCAAGGTTAATACTAAAAGGTGGTAAAACATTGACTGGTGAACCAAGAGATACCGTTGAAATTGATCCTATGATGAAGAACCGCAGTAAAATGCCGGATTACAAAAGTATGGACAAAATTAAACAGAAACCACAAGAACAATAAATAGATAGAATACCTTTCTACCCAAGGAGAAAAAATGGCTTACAATACATGGAACAATAACGATAACCCACAAAGTGGATTTGGACATCCAGACTGGCCGCTTGAACGTCAAACAAGACCTGTCACAACATTAGTAACAGCAAATTCAACTGCTTCTGGCGCAACCAGTATTAAATTCACTTATG